CTAGGAGCTACAGGAAGTGGTGCACCAATTCTAGCTACCAAAGATATGCTTGGTGGTACTCGTGGTGGTGGTGGCGGTAAAGGTCGTGGTGGCGGTGTAGATGACATCGCTGAACCTACAGCTACTGCTGACACAACTGTAGCTGACACTGGCACTGGTCCGATTCTTCCGAAGGAGGAAGAGGATGTCGAAGGTGGTCTGATGACTGGTTCAGTTGAAGCTGGACGCAGTGCTCTTGGCATTAAGCGTCGTCGTAGTCGTGCTCAACGTCTACGTCTTGCTCAACTTGGCACTAGCCGTTTGAATCGACTGAAGATCAGGAGTATGTTGAATCTCTCCGGTGGTCTTTCTAGTCTTGTCTAATTTTATTACTTAATAAAAACTAATGAGTGCTAAACAACGATATGATTATTTAGCCAGTGACCGTTCCCAATTTCTAGACGTAGCAAGAGATGCGGCAGATCTTACACTGCCCTATTTGATTCGTGGACAAGAAGAGTGGCAAAAAGGTGCTAGGTATCTACCTACACCTTGGCAAAGTGTTGGAGCAAAAGGTGTTGTAACCTTGGCAGCAAAGTTAATGCTGGCTCTACTGCCACCACAGACTAGCTTCTTTAAACTTCAACTCGATGATACAAAGCTTGGTGAAGAGTTCCCACCTGAGATTAGATCTGAACTTGACCTAAGCTTTGCAAAGATTGAACGTACAATCCTTGAATCAATTGCAGCATCAAGTGATCGTGTTGTTATTCACCAAGCTCTTAAGCATTTGGTGGTAGCAGGTAATGCACTTGTGTTCATGGGTAAGGATAATCTAAAACTCTATCCGCTCAACCGCTATGTCGTAGATCGTGATGGCAACGGCAACGTGCTTGAAATAGTCACGAAAGAACGCATCAACAAGAAGCTCCTTCGTGGAATGCTTCCAGAAATCAAACCAAATAATATAGATAATCCTCCCGGAGAACGGGATGAAGAGGTAGACATTTACACCCACATCAAACGAGATAACAATCGAATGATTTGGTATCAGGAATACGAAGATAAAGTTATTCCTGGTTCCATGGGTAAAGCACCACTGGATGCTAACCCTTGGCTAGTCCTTCGATTCAACACTGTTGATGGTGAGGTGTATGGTCGTGGTCGTGTTGAAGAGTTCATCGGAGATCTCAAGTCTCTTGAAGCACTCTCTCAGGCAATGGTAGAAGGCTCTGCAGCAGCTGCTAAGGTCGTCTTCGTGGTATCACCCTCAAGTACTACCAAACCACAGACACTGGCGAACGCAGGCAACGGTGCTATCATTCAAGGACGACCCGATGACATCGGTGTTGTACAGGTTGGTAAAACTGCTGACTTCAGGACTGCTTATGAACTGATGCAGTCTCTTGAACGTCGGCTAAGTGAGGCTTTCCTCATTCTTTCTGTACGGCAATCCGAACGAACTACTGCTGAAGAAGTTCGTATGACACAGATGGAACTAGAGCAACAGCTTGGTGGACTATTTAGTTTGCTGACTGTTGAGTTCTTGGTTCCTTATCTGAATCGTAAACTGAATGTATTCCAAAAGACAGGACAGATTCCACGTCTACCCAAAGACATTGTGAAGCCAACCATTGTGGCTGGTATCAATGCACTTGGTCGTGGACAAGACCGTGAAAGCTTGGGTGCATTCCTTACTACCATTGCTCAGACCATGGGTCCTGAAGCTATTCAGACCTACGTTAATCCTGAGGAAGTAATCAAACGTCTTGCAGCTGCACAAGGTATTGATGTCCTGAACCTTGTTAAGACTATGCAGGAAGTACAAGATCAGCAGGCACAAGCTATGGAACAACAACAGCAAATGGAACTTACCAAGCAAGTTGGTCAATTAGCATCTGCTCCTGCAAACGATCCATCCAAAAATCCCGAACTATATGGACAACAAGCAAGCTCCGAAGCGCCGCCCGCGCAGTAAAGCTGAAACTCCAACGACACCAGAGTTCACACCAGTCAATAAGTATGCTCCCAAAGCTAAGATTGGTAAGCCAACTCTGGGTCGTCCAACTGAATATGTAGAGACTGTTGGTCTCGGTAATCTCAAAGTAATCCACGCCAAAGCTAATGACAACACTGACGTACAATCCTAATGAAGTTCCCGAAGGTGAGCTGACTGCTGCAGAACAGGAGTCGCTAGCCATTGGTGAGAAAGCGATGTCTGCTCAGGAAGAGTTGTTGGCTGGTAAGTTCCGAGATGCTGAAGAACTTGAACAGGCTTACATGGAACTTCAAAAGAAGTTTAGCTCTCGTGACCCTGAACCAGAGACTGAAGAAACTACTGCTGAAGAACCAACTACTGAAGAGAAAGAAGATAGTATTGATACTTCCTTCCTAGATACATTGTGGGAAGAATCCCAAGAAGAGTTTAGCCAAGAGACTTTGGAGAAACTTAGTAATATGGATCCGTCTGACTTGGCTCAGATGTATCTTGACTATCGCTCTCAACAAGGTGAACCTGAAAGACAAGAGCTTAGTGCTGAGAATGTTACTACCCTTCAAAGCATTGTTGGAGGTGAACAGCAATATGCAGACATGCTTAGCTGGGCAAGTCAGAACATGTCAGAACAAGAGATTGATATGTATGATGCAGTGATGGATCGAGGTGACCCAACTGCATGTTTCTTTGCTGTCCAAGCACTTGCCTATCGCTTCCAAGATGCAAACGGTGTTGACGGTCAACTACTGACTGGACGTACCGCTTCTGAGAAAGCTGATGTCTTCCGTAGCCAAGCCGAAGTTGTTCGTGCTATGGCTGACCCAAGGTACGACACAGATCCTGCGTATCGTCAGGATGTCTACGCTAAACTTGAGAGNTCTGACCTTGACTACTGATAACCTTTTTGCAAAAGAACCACCTATTATTATGACTGATCATCCCTACGGTGTACCACATAACGAACGTGCTGAACTGCTCAACGGTCGCCTTGCTATGCTTGGCTTCGTGGCTGCTATTGGCGCTTATGCATTGACCGGCCAAATCATTCCTGGAGTATTTTAATCATGGCTTGCGGTAAAAAAGGACATAAAGGCGGCGGCGGCAAGAAGCGCTGATGTCTAAAAAGAATGTTAGTTTAAAGATTGGAGAACATAAATCTCGTACTGGTGGACTCACAAAGAAGGGTCGTGAAAAGTACAACCGAGAGACTGGCTCCAATCTTAAAGCACCTCAACCTGGAGGTGGACCACGTAAACGGTCTTTCTGTGCTAGAATGTCTGGCGTCAAAGGACCGATGAGTAAAAACGGTAAGCCCACACGTAAGGCGCTTGCTCTTCGTAAATGGAAATGCTAATGGCTAAGCAAGGACTATACGCTAACATCCACGACAAACGTAACAGAATCGCCGCGGGCTCCGGCGAGAAGATGCGGAAACCTGGCAGCAAAGGATCACCTTCTGCTGCTAACTTCCGAAGAGCTGCTAAAACTGCTAAAAAGAAATGATTCCTATCCTAACTACTATCTCTGTAATCGCATCCTGGTATGGTCCAGGATTCAATGGTAACCTCACTGCAAGTGGTGAGCGGTATGATATGATGGATGCAACTGCTGCCCATAAATCATTGCCGTTTGGTACTCGCTTGAAGGTCTGCTATAAAACATGTGAAGTAGTTAGGATTACTGATCGCGGTCCCTTCATTCCCGGAAGAGACCTAGATCTGAGCAAGGGAACAGCACAACGTATTGGTATGTTAGGTGCTGGAGTGGCTCCTGTAAAAGTTACACGACTTAATTAAATATGACTGCAACAATCGCAGCTTCACGTTCTACTAATTATTGGGACCGTTTCTGTAGTTGGGTAACCAGTACAGACAACCGTCTTTATGTGGGGTGGTTTGGGACACTGATGATTCCGTGTCTCCTTGCTGCCTCTATTTGCTTCATGGTTGCATTCGTTGCAGCACCACCTGTTGACATTGATGGAATCCGTGAACCAGTATCAGGCTCCTTACTCTATGGGAATAACATTATATCAGGAGCCGTCGTTCCGAGCAGCAATGCCATCGGACTACACCTCTACCCAATTTGGGAAGCTAATTCACTTGACGAATGGTTGTATAACGGAGGACCGTATCAACTCACAGTCTTCCACTTTCTCATTGGCATCTTTGCTTACATGGGACGAGAGTGGGAACTTAGCTATCGACTAGGGATGCGTCCTTGGATTTGTGTTGCATACTCTGCACCTGTGGCAGCAGCAACTGCTGTCTTCCTCATCTACCCATTCGGTCAAGGATCGTTCTCTGATGGCATGCCACTTGGTATTAGCGGAACCTTTAATTATATGCTTGTCTTCCAAGCTGAGCATAACATCCTCATGCATCCTTTCCATATGCTCGGAGTCGCTGGTGTATTTGGCGGTTCTTTGTTTAGTGCTATGCATGGCAGTCTCGTTACAAGTTCGCTTGTTCGTGAGACGACTGAAATTGAATCTCAAAACAATGGTTACAAGTTTGGGCAAGAAGAAGAGACATATAATATTGTCGCTGCTCACGGTTATTTTGGTAGGCTTATCTTCCAGTACGCTTCCTTTAATAACAGCCGTAGTCTTCACTTCTTCCTCGCTGCTTGGCCTGTGGTTGGTATTTGGTTTGCTGCACTTGGAGTAAGCACCATGGCATTTAACTTGAATGGTTTGAACTTCAATCAATCACTCCTTGATAACAAAGGTAATGTGGTAAACACATGGGCAGATATCCTTAACCGTGCTAACCTCGGATTCGAAGTGATGCATGAAAGGAATGCTCATAACTTCCCACTTGATCTGGCGACACATAGTGCTCCGGTAATTGGTTAATATTTCGTACGTTCATCCCACGTGTGGGACGGGTTGCTCAAGGCTGGAACGCGCATGAGCTTATCGGTACGAACTATGTCTATTCAAGTTACCTACACCTATCGTGGTGTTAAGTACAACAAAACAATTGTCCGCTAAAGGGACATTGGGTAGTCCGTAAAAGCGGCATTGGGAGGTGCAAACCCTCCCTTACCAATTGGTATGAATCTGCTACGGCGGGCACCTCATACCGGACGCGTTCGGTGAGCGTAAGAATTTACCGAAGAAATAAAACAACTTAATATCTTTAAGCGCTTAAAGAGAACTCTTACTGTACTTCTCTTTCTTTTTTTAAAATGTCTAACGCTACACAAACTCTTGTGGGCGCCATTAATAAGGTTAATAATGGCTCCTACGATTCTAAGTATGCAACTTATCTGAAGTTGTTTACTGGCGAAATGATTAAGGCATATGAAAGTGCCACTATCGCCAAAGGTACTGTGATGAACCGCAGCCTCCGTAACGGTAAGTCTGCTCAGTTCATCTACACTGGTCGTATGCAGGCTTCCTACCATACGCCTGGTACTCCTATTCTTGGTTCCGGTGATCCGCCGGTGGCTGAGAAGACCATCGTGATGGACGACCTGCTGGTGTCCAGCGCCTTCGTCTATGACCTTGATGAGACTCTGGCTCACTACAGCCTGCGTTCGGAAATCTCTGCTAAGATCGGTCATGCTCTGGCTGAAGCTTATGACAAGAAGATTTTCCGTACCATTGCTCTGGCTGCACGTCAAGCTCATCCTATCTCTGCCGCTCCTGGTCCTGAGCCTGGTGGTAGCCAGATCAAGCTTGGTGCTAATAACGAGTATAATGCTCAAGCACTGGTGGATGCCTTCTTCGAAGCTGCCTCCATCATGGATGAAAAGAACGTGCCCAAGATGGGTCGTAATGCCGTCCTGAATCCTCGTCAATACTACGCTCTGATCTCTCAGGTTGACACCAACATTCTGAACCGTGACTACGGTAACAATGCTGGTAGCCCTCAGTCGGGTGAAGGTCTCTATGAGATTGCTGGTATCAAGATTTGGCGTTCCAACAACCTGCCTTTCCTGGCTGGTAATGTGAGCTCTGTTCCTGGTGAGAACAACGATTACTCTGGTGACTTCACCTCCCATGCTGGTCTTATCTATGGTAAGGAAGCAGCTGGTGTTGTGGAAGCTATCGGTCCTCAGATTCAGACCACTGGTTCTGATGTGAAGACCATGTATCAGGGTGACATCATCGTTGGTCGTATGGCTATGGGTGCTGATTGGGTGAACCCTGCTGCTGCTATTGAGCTGCTGGCTGCTGCCTGATAACGGAGGAACTATTATGTCCTACGTTCCTGGTTCTAGTGTGATTGTTCAGAAGACCGGCCTTGGTTTGGTTAGCTCTGAGACTCTCAACCCTCTTTCTCCTCTTGAGTATGGTCGGCAAGTTGATGCTGCAAGTAACATCAAGACCGACGATGCTGATGGTAAACTCCCTTATGCTACTTAATTGAATTATGTCTATCACTAAAAACGGTAATATCGGTCCTGTATATCAGCCCGACATTATGCAGCTGAGCAACATTGTTGACTCGGATCAAATTGTTAACGCCAGCACGACTCTGGTTGATATCCCTCAACTTGATCTTAACGTTGATGCTAATGAGCGCGTTCTTCTGCGTTATACCATCTTCTATAAGACTGTTGCTGCCGCTGATATCAAGTATCAAATTGATATCCCTGCATCTCCTACTCAGTTCCGTCAATTTACTGAAGGATTCGCACCTGATGACACTGCCTTTGATTTGGCTCTGGCTTCTGCTGAAGGTTCCGTGTCGATTCTGGGTGCATCTAACACTGAAGGTTTCCTTCGTGTGACTGCCCTGCTGGAGAACGGTGCTAACGCTGGTACTGTTAGCTTCCAATTTGCTCAAGTTAGTAGCAATGCTAGCGATACTACTGTCTACGCTGGTTCCTTCCTCGAATATCGGAGGTTCTGATAATGGCTAACTCTACTTCTGCTGCTGGTAATAACGGTGTAGCAGGTAGCTACGATGCTTCTGTTGCACGTACCGTGTCTGGCACCTATGCAGGTAGTAACCTGTCCGTGAGCGGCACCCATGCTGTTCGTCGTTCGGTTGTGCAAACTGCTGCTGGCGTTGGTTCTGAAGTTTATTCTGAAACTCAGAACATGCGTTTTGCTTATCCGGTTGTTGAGGCTGATGCTCCTGCTATCACTCGCACCTGATTAATTCACTCTTTGGGGAGGGCTTCACGGCTCTCCCTTTTTTTTATTCATATCTCCTTCGCTAATATGTCTACTACTAACGCTCTTCTAGAGCTACAAGCTGTTAATGAAATTTTGGCGTCAGTAGGTCAGGCGCCTGTCACTACTGTTGAGACTCAAACTCTTACCTTTGAAGATGGTACAGAGGTTACTGAAGTTTCCAACCCGGACGTTGCGATTGTACTAAATACCTTGACTCAGACTTCAAGAGAAGTGCAGGCTGAAGGATGGACTTTTAATATCGATTACAATGTAAAGGTAACACCAGTTAATGGTGAAATCCTTATTCCTGATAACTACCTACAGATTGATGTAAACGAAAGTGATAACTCTCTTTACAGTACCAATCGTGATATTGATGTAGTTAGACGTGAAGGTAAGTTGTATGATCGTGTGAATCAAACATTTACTTTTACTGAGCCAATCTACTGTGATATCAAAAAACTGTATAATTGGGAAGACCTTCCTATTCCTATTCGTGATTATATTGTAGCTCGTAGTGCAACTATCTTTAGTCAACGGACTATTGGTGATAGTACTCAATATCAAATGCTACAACAACGTGAAGCTTACACCCGAGCAATGGCACTTGAATATGAGTGCAATCAAGGTGACTTTACTTACTTTGGTTCACCACAAGGTAAGAACTATTATGTCAGCTACAAACCGTACCGAGCACTTTATCGCTGATGGCAAGTATTACACAAACAGTAGAGAGCTTCCTTGGTGGTGTATCTAAGCAAGCTGATGATAAGAAACTACCAGGACAGGTAGTTGATTGTATCAATGGTTATATTGACCCAACGTTTGGTCTTACTAAAAGACCTGGTACTAAATTTATTACTGAACTTACTAGTGTAGGTTCTTCAGAGTTTGATGGTGGTCGGTGGTTCTACATTAACCGTGATCCTGATGAACAATATCTTGGGTGTGTAACAGCTACAGGTATTAGGATTTGGAATACTGTGACTGGTGTTGAAGCCACTGTTATTACAGATTCTTTTGTTGCTGCTTATAACCCATATGATTATTTAAATGTAGGTGCAGGTATTAGTCGTGATAATATCCAAGTACTTACTGTTCAAGACTCTACCTTTATTGTCAATAAGACAAAGACGGTAGGAATACTTGGTGATGCAGCTGCTGAATTGGTACAGTTCCCATCACCAACCTTTGGTCCTGAATATAGGAACTTTGGTTATGTCGAAAGTCAGCAAGGCACTATACGTTTGACTAGTGTTGAATATGGTGCGACTTATACAGTAGTAGTTACTTATAATAGTATTGACTACACTGTTAATATTACCACTCGTAACGGTGAGAATTCGTCTCTGAATCAGAATGACTTTGAGGAAATCCTTAATGTAAAGGATGTCCTTGATTGGATTGTCAATGATAACCCTGCTAACCCATCTGGTGGTGGTGCTGGTGGAGGAGGTGGAGGCGGTGCTAGCTATCCACTACAACCTGGTTTGAGCACAGTTCTAACAGGTCTTCCGTTTACATTCACTATTTTAGAATCTAGCATTGAAGTTCAGCTAACACCTGGTAGCTCACCTGATAACTTCTCTATCACAGCTAAAGGTGGTATCAGTGGTGACTCTATTGAAGCGTTTACTGACTCAGTAAATAACATCTCTGATCTGCCAGCCCAAAGCGTACATAACCGTAGGGTTACTATTCAGAACACAGCATCTAATCAAGACACGTACTATGTACGATTCATTGCTAAAGATGGTGTATCTGGTGATGGTTACTGGGAAGAGTTTGTAAAGCCAAACATTCCTATTCACCTCAATCCTCAGACTATGCCTCATGAGCTAGTCAATACAGGTACTAATGCATTCACCTTCCGACCAATTGAAGCAGATGCTCCAGATTCACTAAGGAGTTCATGGGAGCAACGTTTGGTTGGTGATGATGAATCTAACAGTCTTCCTAGCTTTGTAAACAATAAGATTAATGAGCTATTCTTTTACAACAATAGGCTTGGATTTCTTAGTACAGATAATGTAATCCTGAGTAAAGCTGGAGAGTTCTTTAACTTCTTCTTTAGCTCTGCATTGACTGTAGCTGCTAACGATCCTATTGACTTGAGTTGCTCGGCTCTTCGTCCTGCAGTTCTTAACTTTGTGTTACCTGTACCACAAGGTTTGGTACTCTTTACTG